CACTGTACTCATCGAGATTCACAATTTCTCCGAAGATAATGAAGTACATAAGTTTATGAAATCATTGGGGTATGGTGAACCAGAAAAAAGACCTGAAGTTATGTTTATGTATACACACTTTTAGTGTCTAGTACACTTTTATATCGAGCAAAAGACATTTTATCCATCATGTAATATATCTGATACGCCTCGACAATACTCTCTCGTCTATATTCCTCTGGCATACATTCAGGTATACCTTCCCGTGAATAATATGCCGTCTCACTCTTACGCTCCTCGAACTGTGATGGGTGATTATGATACAACCATTCAAGATGTCTCGCACATGTATGTATTTTGCCATATCTACGCGTATACTCGAGGGTCAATGCGATCCCGATCTTACACGCGTACATATAGTTTTCTAAACTGGATCCAATCCACATGGTCATAGGGTGCTTTTTGTGTGCCGGACGATATCCCCGTCTTGTTCCATCTTTTATAAATGGGGCACATACGTGAATAATCTCTTCTTCACCTGAAAAATACCAAGCAGTATATAACATCTGACATATCTCAAGTTGAATCTTAACCACATGTTGGTCACATGACATATTAGCAATTTCAATGGGAATCAACGAAAGAAAGAAAATGTTCATTCTTGTAATCCTCGGTATTGTATACACGAACTTCTACGTTGCCAAAGTATACAGAGTCGTCGGTGAGTTTCCAGATTTTTTCACTCTTTTGTTGGTTTGCGTGATAGGTCGCTTCTTTTAGGGTGTTAAAGAAGCCACGATCGAGTATAAGGTTACAGAGAATAACGTTAGTGATAAACATAATAGTGTGGTTTATAACAAAAATGATAACTACTTAGGTTCTTATTCTCCATCCGATAAGAAATCATCTTCGACGGCTTCATCGTCGTCAGCGTCGGGTTCAATATCCATCTCTCCATCTACAATTTCTTCATCTTCTTCATCCTCTTCGGGTTCATGTAATTCAATATTGACTTCATCTTCCTTTTCCTTTTCCTTTTCCTTTTCCTTTTCCTTCTCCTTCTCTTCTCTCTTCTTTTCCTTCTCTTCTTCTTTCTTTTTTTCTTTTTTCAATCTTTTAACATGATCTTTATCAAAAATATTAATAAATACTTTGTCTATACGTTGTGCCAAACGTTTTTGTTTTTCATTGTTTTTTTTTATATTTTCCATAAAGTTTTGACTAAAGCCATGTGCTTTATAAGCTTGTAATACTGCCTTGAATGGTGGTTTAATCGCTCGTCGATAATATGCATTATGTAAATCCCATATACTCGCATTGAGTTTTACACGTACGATACCATTTTTTAAAATACGGAGTCTCATATATACTCGATCGGGTACATCTAATTCGACTTCTGGCGTTTTTTCAGGTATTGGTTGATATTCATACACAGGTAATTTTGGATCGACATATGGTATACCCATTTGTTTATTATTTGTTTTCAGAAGTTTTAGATAATCGTCATATTTATACACAGGTCTCTTTGGGTAAGTGACATGATCAGCATATGTAGATCTACAGATACTATATAAGAAACTCCCTTCTGCAGGCTCACCCGCTTTTTGAAGTGGTGGACATTTAAGAGACCTCGAGGGGGGTTTCTGCTCCATTATGGAATTTTGTGACATCGTCTCCTAACTTAGGTTTCATAAAATATTCAAGTTCACAACGAATCACACGTTCTGCCTGATGATTGACATGTGTGTGATACGGTCCCCATAGCTCTATAACTTTACGTTTCTTATCATACCACATATAATCGAGTTCTAACCGATGGGTTAACCAGTAGAACTTTTTACCTGTCTTACCAATAAACGTAAAAAGACGCTCCTCATCATATTCTGATACGTCCATTTGGGAGTAATGGGAGTTTGGGGGGCTGTAGGGTGCCATCGTTTTTCTTAGCTAATGAACGCTCCTTTTGTTTAAGCATATTTCTTACATGTTTTTGTGAATATGTTTGTCTACAACTTTTCTTATCATTTTTAGTCACGCGTTTGTTTGGTTCTTTATACTCCATAATGATATATATTACAAAAGGATTTATTATACTTAGGCTTCATTTTCATCCTCATCCTCACAATCATTTTCGTCAATGAGACTCACATCACTTTCACTTTCGTCACTGTCGATATCAGAAGCCGTGTAATCTAAATCTTCACTATCGTCCACCAGTTCATATCCATTAGTAACCCTTGTATATAAATGCGTATTTTCTAGATCATCCGTGTCATAAAATCCTGAAATAGCTTCTTTAGTGATTACTTCAACTGTATTCACAAAATCATATAAATGATGTTTATTCTTTTCTAAAAACTGCACTGAGTATGTGATATCAGAATCGTTAACTATTCGGGCGATTTGTGTAGTTCCATCATCGCAGTGAACATCTACGATCATATCTAGATTGAATGAAATTTAAATCTTTAATAATATTAATGGATACTCTTAAAGAGAGAGGTATACAGTATATATCGGGTCGTGTGATCGGACAAAATGATGCTGTAATGTTCGATATAGATGATACCTTGATATATACAGATGGTACTCCAATCAAACCTATGATTGAACTCCTATATATAGCTAGACATTTGGGATATAAAATTATAATTATTACAGCGAGACCTGGAATTAAAACAGTTATCGATTGGACTATAAATCAACTTGGTAAATATAACATTCCTAGTGACTATTTAGGATTTACTAGTGCGAGTACTAAAACACTCATGAAGAATCGATTGCCATATAAATTTATATTATCAGTAGGTGATCTGGAAACAGATTTGACCGATTCTACACATAAACTTAACACTTCCAATTTTTTCCACAGTTGAGACAGCTTACAAAGACTGTCATAGGTTCATCAGCTGATCGCGTTTGCATTTGATAATATGATGTCTTCATAGATCTACATTTTCCACATTTAAACAATCCATCTTGATTTTGAATCTCCTTAATGATGGCTTGTTTTCTTATATCTATGTGAACCTTCTTTTCTACCTGTTTGGCCGATGGACCATCGAACCATAATTGTTCTGGTCTCATCTCAATAACATCATACGTCTTCAATTTCTTTTCCAGTATATTCTTTTTTAGTTCTGGAGATTTACGAATATTATATTGAATCTGTAAAAATTTATGTTTATAAATGTTTACAAATTTATAATTCTCCCATGCGGCATCATTACATCGACTAATTGAATGATTCAATATATTTTTTTCCATATTTATACATATAACATCATCTTTCGGTATTCCCAATAGATCAGATAGACGACTGACGACAAAATCACGAGTAGGATTTTCCATATTCTTGTATAATACTCTATGTACCCTTTTAATACAATTTTAGTGAGAAATGTAAATTTATCAGTGAAATCGTGTTTACTTAGGGTTTGGGAAGACCTTTATAAGGATCATTACGCTTGCAATCCCCCATATTTTCAGGAGAGCAGGTATCGAAAAAAGCTCCCACGCGGCGAGCGGGGTTAGTGTCCACTAATCCATACTTATAATCAGCTTGTTGCGCTCGGTACTTCTCACTGAACACAAAGCGGGGGTCATTTCCTGGTATAGAACCCTGACAGCTGATGAAATACACGATCAAAAGCAAGGCGATTGCGAGAAGAAACATTGTTCTACGCTCCATTATTAATATATCTTTTATCAATATTTTTTTATATAATGAGAGTAAGATGACGAAAGCCGTTCTTATACATGAAACACTAAACCACATAGAAGAAATCGACATTGATATTGAACCATCGAAAAATGAAATTTTTAAAATACTTTTGGGGAGAGCTACATTTATTGGTCAATGGCCTGAAATAGATGTTGTCATCATGAAACCTGAACATGGTCTCATAGAAAACGAGAATGTATTACCATACCCATTTCATGGGGATGACGTGAAAGGTAAAGTCTTACTCATGCGCATGGATGAAAATTCAGAACCACAAGATTTTACATTACGTGAATATACATTACTTCACCCCCGGGACGAAGGCATCCTCATTTAGGACAGCATTCGCATACTTCATACACAATTGGAAATGTATATACGCCCAATCTGTAGGGAGCTCAACTGTAGGTCTTCCTGGTAAAGGGTTGTCATGAACGTAACTCATAAGATCAATCTTAGCACCATTCATTGACTGACCAGTTTTATTACCAACCACCTTGAGCCATATCACATGTTCCTCATTTTTACAATCAAATCGGGTGACAAAATGTGCCATATATATTAGATAGGTTTCTTTTCTATAAGTAGACGCGCACTTGGATCAGTTACTGTAGTCCATTTAGGTCTCCATATTTCAGATACAAGGTGATCATTATGTTTCCCATATAATTTCCAGAAGATGTTTCTATACAGAGCTTCTTCTTTTGTAATTGGTGTATTGTGACCTTGTGATTTTACTCGCGTTTCCTTGAATAACATATTATCGATGTTATCTTCTGCATATTTTTTTACTTCGTCTACCCAATTCGTCCCGACTGCGTCACTCATTCCATCCTTTTGTCGCCACAATACTTCATGTGGGAGATACCCTTCGAATGCTTCACGTAGTATATTCTTTTCAATACTCGCGACTTTGTCATTTTGATTCATAGTCATACATAGTTCAATAAAATTCTTGTCAAGAAATGGTACAATCAAATCGAGACCATGCGCACCCGCACATCTATCCGCACGTAACCCATCAAACTGGTGAATCAAACGAAGACGACGCATGTTTTCACATGCAAATTCATCCACATTTGGTGCGTTATGGAAATAGAGATACCCCCCTAGAATTTCATCACTTCCTTCACCCGAGAAGATGTATCTACAATTTGTCTTCTGTTTGATATACTTACATAACAGCCACATGGGTGTACTCGCACGCACAGTTGTCGTGTCGTACGATTCGAGGGAATGGATCACATCGGTGAGATGTGAAATCCCTTCTTGTGGTGTAAACTTAACCTCTGTGTGATCAGTGTTAAGATACTTCGCAACTTTCCGAGCCGCCACGAGATCAGGACTCCCCTCGAGACCGATCGAGAAGGTCTTAATCTTTCCAATTTTCCGAGACGCGATAGATGCGATAAGACTACTGTCAAGACCACCAGATAATAAGAACCCGATGTCGCGTTCAGTGTTAGCCAATCGAAGATGAACGGCATCCTCAAAGCTTTGACGAATTTCATTGATCATTTTATTATTCACATGTTTGTTAACCCTCCAATACCCAGTGTGGTAGCATACGAAGTCGTTGATGTAGGAATCATATATATGCCCGGGTGGGAAAATGTGAATAGTTGAACCTAATGATACCAATGCCTTGACTTCACTTGCGAATGCGATCGAGTTCTCATCATATCGTGTGTAAAACATGGGTCTTACACCAACGGGATCACGTGCTGCCATGATACGCTTACCATCCGAATATATAAATGAAAAGTCACCGTTAATCATATCAACGGTCTTCGTGATACCATATGATTGAATCATATTGATGAGTACTTCACAGTCACTTGTACTCTTTTCATGCCCTAACCGGAAATTTTTATGATTATAGATCTCTCCATTACATACGAGCATAGCCTTATTTTCAGTGAATGGCTGCATACCGGCATCAGTGAGATCATTTATGGCGAGACGGTAAAAGTCCATTCGACATTTTCCAATTTTAGATGTTCTATAGTCATCAGGTCCTCTATGAGAAAGGAGATATGAACCCACTTCCACTTCTTCACCAAAAAGTGCAATAATACCACACATGTTATTCAATTATGTTACTTTGTTTTTAAGCTAAAATCCATCCATTTACCAAAATCATCAGGATCTGCTATACCGTCCATCTCTTGCCCAGAGAGAGATATAGTTTCAGTTTCATCACCAGTTAATACTTCGAACTTTAAAATACAATAAAATGATATATTTGTTCTAGATGCTATTATATCAATAGTGTTTAAATCAAAAGAATCAATTTCTAATGATCGTTTTATCATTTTAGGTGATCCATATGGAAATGTAGCACTATCTTCTTTTTCTAATTTTCGATTGGCTGATGACATATCGAGAGATGGCCAAATACGATTTTTAGCTCTAAATTCGGAGATATAATCTATACAGTTATTTGTCATATCTTTATCAGAAAAACATACGAAACGTGGTTTAGATTTAGGATCCACGAGACTTAGATATGTACCATTATGATTTAACTTTATGAAATGAAAGTCCATATAACTTAGATAAGGAAAAAAACTTTAAATAGTATATATGAACTTCCCAAAGACTGCTGGTCAATGTAAATACGTCTTAGCACTTAGGTCTAATAAACCTATCATAATTGGCACAGGGCCAGCTGGGTCAGGTAAAACGATACTCGCATGTCAAATAGCGAATGAATATATTTCTAAAAATCCCAGGGCCAGAGTTATACTCACGAGACCTATAGTTACAGCGGATGAAGATATGGGGTATCTACCAGGTGATATGGATCAAAAAATGGAACCGTGGACAAGACCAATGTATGATATTTTCGAACAGTCTCTAACACATAATCAAATGGATAGATGTATATGTGTCGAACCCCTTGGATATATGAGAGGTAGAACATTTCATCAAACAGTCATTATAGCCGATGAAATGCAGAATTCAACACCAAATCAAATGAAAATGCTTCTTACACGTATAGGTGAAGACACTAAGCTCATCGTCACTGGAGACCTTGAGCAATCAGATTTAGGTGAATTAAATGGATTAGAAGATTTGGTATACAAGATGCAGTGTATAGACATGGAGTATATCAAACATGTTGAAATGGATGATAGAGATATTGTTCGTCACCCGGCTGTTATTGAAGTCCTTCAGGTGTTACACAGTTAATCTGTTGTACGTCATTGTCAAGTATTTGTAAAGTACATTCCATTCTTGACAATTTCACACCTATTGGTTTTTTTTCGAAATCATATTTATTACAAAAGAGTATATTTTGATACTATTTTTTTTACATCAAAGAATCGTATAGATTATCATCTTCACGGATTTTAAGTTTACCATCGGTCCATCGATGATCATCTTTATCAACACTTTTTACATGTAGTATAGCCATCTGTGGATGTGGTGAAATCGATATAAATTTATCATAACCCGTTATAGATTCATGTAAACTCTTATCATATTTGATTTCTGAAGGTTTATTTTTATAAACTCGATCTATATAATCTGGCCAATTAACCCAATCAAAATCATTAACTGTAAAGCCATGATCTTCGTACCATGTATCAGTTGCACCTAAACATATGTTTATTCTAGGAACCTTTATTAAATCTACATTTGTTTCATCTATAATACCCTTGATACCTTTGATCAATTTTTCCTTTGGCATTTCATCTGGATCTATTATGAATATATAATCACCGGAACATTGACTAGTATGAAAATTTCTATGTGCACTGAAATCACCATCAAAAGATCTTTCACATGTAACTATATCATTTTTGAAATTATCTAATACTCGTAAAACCTGTGGTGTCACATGTTTTGTATCTACTAGAACATTAATTTCATCCTCCTCATCTTTGACCCGTTTTAAAAAGGAAATAAGTGAATATAAATCTTTAGATTCATTGCACACCGTAATAGCGTAAGATAACTTCATTATTATTATTAAAGAATATAATAGCTTTAAGTTCAATATGATACCGAAAGTAATACACAAAGTCCTCATAGTTGATGACGGAAAACTCCCAACATTACCCGATGGTATGAAAAAGGCACTAGAAACATGGTACCGTATGAATCCCGGATACAAGATCAAAATGTATTCAGGTGATGATTGTGTCGCGTATATAAAAGAACATTTTGATGAAAAGGTTCTCAAAGCGTATGAGTCACTCAAACCGTACTCTTATAAATGTGACTTAATGCGACATTTAATACTTTATAACGAAGGTGGATGGTACTCGGATATTCGACAGGTATGTATGGAATCTATTGATACTTTAGCCAATGTAGGTAAAGAATATTACACGAGTGTTGATTGTCCTCCAAATCAAATATGTATGTACACTGCATTTATAGGTTCTATCCCAAAACATACCATATCGAATAAAATGATCGACCTCATTTTATGGAACACCAAACAACGACATTATGGTGTTGATTGTTTGTATCCAACAGGTCCTGGTGCGTACATGAACGCCGCGATTGATTATGTTCGAGCATACCCGGAAAAGTGTATGATCGGACAACATAGTGCCGATGAACATATTGTGTTTGCAAAACAGAGGTTCATCAAATGTAAATATAATAATGCGAGAGGTGCAGATAACACCGATATGAAAGGAACAAATGACTATGGAGATATGTGGAGAAATAATACTGTATATTTAATCTAAAACATATAAACTTCCATCTTTTGGAACGATCGTTTGTAATTGTGATTTAAATATAACGAGTAATCCTCTCCAACATTCCTCATCTTTAGTAGAGCATTTATCAAAGTGCATATGAGACAATCCATATTGCTTACACTTAATCAAAATTTGTTCCAAATTAGGAAATCTAAAAGCACCCTTTGGGCAATGACTCTCAATTGAAACGTCGTGGTAAATCAATATACCACCTGGTTTTAGTATAGAACTATAGACATGCTCAAACCATTTTTGTGTGTTCCAGTGATCTGCATCCGAAAATATAAAATCGTATGCCGTCTTATTTTTCTCGAAAACAAATGAAAGTTCGTCACTTTCTACTAATTGTACTTTGTCTTGAAAATTTTTAATATGTTCAGGTTTTTCACCTTTCCAATCAACCCAATTGTCAACTAATGTGAGTTTTTTTAGATTTTCATTTTTTTCTAAGGCTCTTGATAGATAAGCGGTTGTTCTACCACTACCAACTCCTATCTCGAGTACATTTTCTGGTTTATGAGTCCGCACGAGACCGTAAACTAAGTCTAGATGACATTCGTCAATTGCTACAGCCTTAAACGGGTTGTCATCCGATAGAACATGTTCAAATGAACCGCTCATCTATTATGATATGAATACACTCCTTTAATCAATATTAAAGTTGAATAAGTTATATAAATCAATGATAACCGAACCAGATTGGAAAGGTAAAACATCTAATCCCAGTGGTCAGGTTATCATTGGTGATAATACAGAAATAAAAGAGTATGTGATCATAAATAAACCAACTGAATCATGTACACGAATAGGTAATAATTGTTACATTATGAGTCAGGTATTCATAGGACACGATTGTTCTATAGGAAATAATGTACAATTAAATCCCGGGTGTAGTATAGCTGGATTTGTAACTATAGGTGATAATACTCATATAGGTATGAATGCATCGATACATCAACATTCTAAGATAGGTCGATACTGTATGATAGGTGCGAATAGCTTTTTTAAAGGTGAATCACCGGATGGTATTGTGTGGGGTGGAGTTCCATCAATTCCTATAAAAGTCAATACAATTGGTATCGAAAGATCTTCAATGTCAGATATTAATAAAAAATTACTTATTGAAGTCTGTGAACAGTTTATTTACAGTTTCAAGAGTTCTCGCAATATCTAATGGATACCCTAACGCATTTTTAGAAAAGAATAGTTCAATATTAGATACGATAGCATCTTTCGGATTAAGTGTACCTACATTTTCGATGTAATATTGATCTTCTGAAAACCATCTATACACTTCGTTACCACAATATACACCAATATTACGTGTTTTTATAATAGAAGAATTACTAACTTCTATATTAAATGTAATACCATTTTTACTATACCCATTTATCAATACCGATGTATGATTGGCATAAGTTACATTTATCTTTTGTAAAACATCTTTCGATTTAATTAAGAATTGTGTTAAGATTGAGATGGGATGAACAGCTAAATCGGTTACTATGTTTACATCTTTAGGAATCATAGATCCATCATTCAACCATTTCATTTCAATATGTTTGATGTCAGTTAAATCCCCCATCTTTTTTATAGCCTCATGTTGAAGCCATGTAAAATCACAATACAAGAAAACATCATCTGGTTTCTTAGAAAATATATCCAATGTATCATCTAGTGTGTTACATATAGGTTTCTCAACCCATATATTTTTTACACCTTTTTCGAATAGTTCTAAAAGAATTGTATGATGTGTACTTGCGGGTGTTGTAACAAACCAATACCCATCTACATTTTTTACATCAGATACATTTTTAAATTCTGCGTCTGCATTGAATGGATCTACAGTAATAATTTCTTCGATTGGAAATGTAGTATTCAATTTATGATTAATAATTTTACCAAAGTAACCTAAACCTACTATTACACACTTCATTATTAAAGAGTATAAACAATTTATCTTTAATAATGAAAGTACCCTTCAATGATTTGAAAAGAATACATGATCCACTACGAAAAACATTTCATAAAGATCTTGATACGATTATAGATTCATCCTCATTTGTGGGTGATACGAAATTCGCTGATGAATTTAGAACGTATACTGGTTCCAAACACTGTATTACATGTAATAGTGGTACAGATGCATTATATTTGGCGATCAAGGCGCTTGAACTCAAACCCAATTCCAAAATTATAGTTCCGGCTGTATCCTATGAGGCTACTTCTATGGCAGTTAAAAACGCCGGGCATATACCATTTTTTATTGATGTACACCCAGATACTGCGTTGATAAATTCACGTGAGATATGGAAACATATAACATTGGACCCAGATATTAAATGTATAATCGTTGTACATTTGTATGGACAATATGTAGATATGGAACAATTGTTGAAATTTAATTTCAATTTACCTATTATCGAAGACTGTGCACAAGCCCATGGTTTGAGGTCCAATGATAGACACGTGGGTACGATGGGGACTATTGGGTGTTTTTCATTTTATCCGGGTAAAAATCTTGGGGCTTTAGGTGATGCTGGTGCGTGTATTACTGATAACACACAACTAGCTACTAAGATGAAACAATACGCAAGTTTAGGGGCCTCCTTATATAATAGATATGAGCATAACACAGATGGTATAAATAGTCGTATGGATGGGATTCAGGGTATGTTTCTATCAGCAAAGTTGAAACAATTAAACGAATGGACGGAGGATAGAAGAGAAATCGCGCATTTGTATAAGGGAGGTATGTTGGGTCCCACAATACCATATGAAAGGTGGCGGAGAAGTAAGAAAGATGTATTCCATGTATTTTACATTCTCGTAGATAATAGAGATGATTATATTACTTTCATGAATGATAAAGGTATACAAACCGGTATCCACTACCCAATTTCATTACCGGAACTGAAATGTAACGAAAAGTATTACAGGTATTGTCCAAATGCCAAAGAATTTTGTTCGAAATGTGTAAGTTTACCAATGTTTCCGTATATGACCGAGGATGAGATAGACAGTGTGATAATCAATCACAATAGATATATTCGGTAATATAATTTCAAAAGAATAAGTATGAAACCAATCGTTGCGAATATTTATATTCTCTTCATGTTCTTGGCCTACGTGATGCGTAGAGCAGGGACATTTTCAATGGAAGACAAGGTTAAAATGATTGAATATTTGGGTTACATGGCACTCAACCCCAATAGAGTGGTAAATCCGAGCATAGCTAATCTACCATTCTTAAGTTCAGCATATGGTGTAAAGGATCCAAGTTCCTTAATACTGAAATCCTCAGCAGTGATGACAGATGCCCAAGCCAGTGTAGTAACAACTCCCGACGCTGCGATAGCGTACACAGGATCCTCAATCTGCTGAATGATATTTTCACCTGTCATCACCCAATTGAGAGAACCCCAGAGGAAACCCTGCATAGCAGCACGACCATTGAGAACCTCCGCGAAACGGTATTCTGGGGTTACTGGTTCTTTCTCTTCGTATTCGATTATAATATTAGAAACGGGTTCATCGGATGACCGGATCTTTGTGGAATATTGTGTACGGTGCTTATTGTTCAATTTAGTTTGACGACGAATGTGACAAGTTGGCTTGAATTGGGCACAAATGGAAGTACTCATCACTGAATACAGGAAGACTGAAATCTTTAAGATGATTTTTCTTTTATCGTTATATTTCTCAATATATGTAACTGTAAAATTATACTAATTAGAGTATATATTGTAAAATGACTGAAACCATATTCATTGGTGTAGTATATGAACCATGATACGGTAATGAAGAGACCGAAAATGATAGATTTTTTTAACTTTACATCAACATTTCCAGAATTTTCAAGATCCATATACATCTTCACTAATCCTGTTGACAGGGCAGTTGTTGCGATGATATCATTGAATTTCATTTCTATACTTATAGTATATAAATATTAAAATGGACGTTATACTCCAAAAATTCGCTGGTAAAATTGACGCAAAAAGTCTGATTATGGCTGTAGAGGAAATCAAGGTTGAATATCTTGATGATGGATTTACTAAAGAAGATGTCCCCCCCATTTTGGGTCGACTCATGATGGAGACAAATAAATTTAAGAAACTTCCTGGCCCCCAGAAGAAGAAACTTGTTATCGGTGTCCTGAATCACCTCATAGAACAAATCGATAAGGGTGAAGAAGATTCCGAATTTGAAATAATTCTTAAATCTCTTATCCCACCTATGGTTGATTCTTTCGCGGTAATGCTTAAGGCTCAAAAGGGTCTTAAAAAATGTTTACCATGTCTTTACTAATTAACTAATATAAGGGTTATGGCCCAATATGAAATAGAATGAGATTTCCATCGTTGGAAACAATGATAACGTATGGAATATACACAGTCAAAGAACTTGAGCGTTTTGCCAAGGGTCTTGTTCCTAAAAAGAATATTGTATGCCTAAGTGAATGTAAAGACTGTAATTTTGTATACACTGGTCGAATGTGTATGAATTGTCAATTATGAAATATTGTACAGTGACAAGTTCTATGTCAAGGGGTCCGGAAGTTATTAGCAATAATCATATGTGCGCCGAGAGACAACTCATTCGTAGACTTTACAGGGAGTGTATAAAAAAAGGATATAAACCACATCAATTTAGTGACTGGTTACATAGAAAATATGGTCACTTAATTGTCTTTAGACAAACTATACATGGAGACGCTATATCACTACCGTGTGTGTTATGTAGAAAAATGATAGAGCGGTATCACATCTGTTGGACCGCACACGATGGAGTTCAATGGGTTCATAGTAAAAAAACGATTCATTTACCACCTTCTATACCAACAGCTAAACAGAAACGTACGTTAGGATTTGGTAGTGATAATGAGTCCTAACGCTGATTCCAAATTGTTGTAATCTCGTTTTAGTGGTTTATTCCGTTTAAGTTTTAATGCACTATTATTAGAAGAAGCATTCTTTATTTCATCCATCTTTTTGGTGTTTGACACAAAGGGTATAACGTTATTCACAACCGGTTTCGTATCAATCTCCTCAGGTTTCGTATCGTCAATTGTTTGATTCTTTCTGAATTGTTCTATAGTCATGTCACCCCCAAACTCTTCTAACATAAAACGATATGGAGCTGGTTTAATACTTCCAATCTGTCTATATATTTTTTTACGCATCATAATAATGTTCCCACATATAATACCACCACGACTTATACCATATTTATCTATTGCGTAAGATTTCATACAACTCCACGAACAGAAGTTTCCACACACAGAAAATTTATTTCGTCTATCATCATATTTATATGGCATACTTAAAGCTGCGCCCGGGAATGAATGGCAACACCACCAACACCACATATCAATAAAAAAATTTACCTCTTTAACCTGGTAACTTAAAGAGATACCAATCAAAATAAGTAATGATTCTGAGTATCGATGTTGGTATACGAAATTTGGCAATGTGTTTAATTGATGATAAGAGTAACATTGTACAAGAATGGGATGTTTCAGGTGTTCCACCCGAACATAAAGATGGTCTTTATATATCACTCCGAGACCATTTAGATGCCCGACCTTGGGTACTTACAGCAAATACAATCCTTATTGAGAAACAACCTGATCGAAATAAAAAAATGATATCAGTTATGCATTTTTTACATTCCTACTTTATTATTAGATGTCCTAAAGCAGAAACAATTCTATATGATGCTAGACATAAAATTCCAGATGTAGCGGGTCCAGGTAAAGCTCAATACAATAAACGTAAAAAGGTGGCCATTGAACGATGTGAAGCATTTATTCGTGATGGACCTACGAACGCGCATTGGCTCGAAACTTTTCAAAAATCTAAAAAGAAAGATGATCTAGCCGACACTGTTATGCAGGCACTCAGTTTTATCAACCGTAAAGAAATTGTACCAGCTTCAAAAAAGAAGAAATCGACAAAACTAATCGCTCGAAAACCAAATGAGAATCAAAAGATGACAAAATATTCTAAATGTAATTTAGCATGGATTTATTTAAATAAAGTTGAATGTGAAGTTCTTGAAAATAATAAAAGATTTATGAAAGATTTAAAAAGATATTACAAAGACATTAATGAAATGATTAAAGATTTGAAGTGATAGATATACAAATGAGTCTCACCATTAGAATGTGCGCTGTCAACAAACCCAATCTGGATAGGATCATCAAGAGTAACAAGCGTCTCAAAACCGCCTTTCATTCCCAGAAGTATCAAAGAATGAACCATCGTATAGCCCTTGATGAACTCGATACATTTATAGAACTTGTTGACAATGCCATGGATGCTATGAACGATGTTGAAATTGTTAGTAAAGACGCACAAGACCAGTTATATAAGTTATACGATTTTTGTGGAGAGGTTCCAATTGATGATAGTTGTGATTATTAAAGATTTGAATAGATAATTATCCATAATGAAGAAAGTATTAGATCATGGATTTGTAGAACTCGTCGACCATATGCCCCAACAAAACCTAGATAAGGCTATTGTTGATGGTGCTCGGGTAAGTTATCAAACAGGTACTAAAACGACACGTGGAGACAGAGGTCTTATCCGATACCTTGTTCGGAACTGGCATACTTCACCACTCGAACTCGTGGTATTCAAATTTCGTATAAAAGCACCCCTGTATATCGCTCGTCAATGGTTGAGACATAGAACCGCATCCGTGAATGAAATGTCTGCCAGGTATTCCATTGTTGATGAAGAGTATTATGAACCAGAAGTATTGCGTAAGCAATCTGAAATAAATCACCAAGGATCGGAAGGTGTAGTGGAAGTTGACGACCAACTCTCAAAAGTCATATCCACACAATATAAGAATGCCTTCAAATTGTATCAACATCTTTTAGATACAGGTGTATGTAGGGAACAGGCTCGTGGTGTACTACCTCAATCTACTTATACCTCATTTGTGTGGAAGATGGATCTTCACAATCTCATGCATTTCTTACAGTTGAGAATGGATCATCATGCTCAAAAAGAAATTCGAGACTATGCCACTGCTATATATGAACTCATCCAACCCTTAGTACCACACTCTATGGAGGCATTCATGGATTTCCGTGTAAACGCCATACAACTGACAGGACCCGAAATTGAAGCTATAAATACTGGTAAGGAAATTGAATCACCTGGTGAGCGGAGAGAGTTTGAAGAAAAATTAAAACGACTAAAAATTAAATGTTAATATATTTACAATACATACCTATATATAATACTCTGTAAAAAAAAGTATTATATACAAGTAGAATGAAGGTTCATATCGTAGGAGCTGGACCAACGGGTCTATCACTTGCGTGGGAACTTTTACGCACAGGTGATCATGAAGTTACTATTTATGACAAAAAAACATCAGCCGGTGGATCTTGGTGGGAACCTGAGATAGGGACTCGGGATCTCCACGCACATCGAATTTTATTTGATAATGCATTTGTTAATTTTCAATCACTCCTCGGTGAAATGGGTATAGAGTGGCATGATATGTTCACACAAGTTAACAAAATGGATTACATGAAGTTTATGTTAGAGAATTTGAGTCCAGTTGATTACATGACATTCATATTCTTAGCCACGAAAGTGTATACAGAACCTGAAACGTATAAACGTGTTTCATTAAAAGATGCTATCGGTGTATTAAGTAAAAATGGTCAGAAATATGTAGAACATCTTCCACTTGTCATGGATGGTGTCACATGGGATGTGATGTCAGCTTATGAATTTGTAAAAAGTTTTGATCATATAGGATTATCTAGAATTTATACACAGAAAGTTTCCGGAAAGGTTATGAGTGATGCGATGGAAAAAGCAGTTATGGATGCCGGGGCAAATTTTATTTTCGGTGTAGAATTATTGGATGTCAAATACGGTAAGAATGATTTTATGGCTACACTTTCAAATGAACTTGTGATCAAAGATGGATTACTTGTATTATGTATTGACAATAGTCCAGCTCTAAAATTAATTGGAGATAATTGGGGACCAGATGCAGATAAAAAACTTCGCGCGAGTACGTATGGTGCCATTAACGTTATACTCGATTACGATACACCAATCACTATCAAAACAGACCTTGAAATATCAATGACTACTAAATGGAATTTACAACCTAAAGTCCTTTCCGATAACAAAACACTTTCATGTGTGATATGTGACCTTAGTGAAGAAGTTTTGGCATCCGATCCAGAAACACTCAAACGTGAAGTCATTAAGCAATTAAAAGTTCCCGAACCAGTAAAGGCACGAATAGGTTGGGGGTCTGAATGGAAAGATAATAAATGGGAATTTTCACAATCTTCGGGTGTTTTGAGTCTTCATGGACAACTCCCATTTTTTGGGAAGTGTACAAAGGTTGCGATGTGTGGTATGATGTCCCCAAGAGACACACCCTATTCAAGTATAGAATCGGCAACCGAAGTTTCTAGATCTCTGAGTAATATATGTTTTGGGACAAGGAAACCTATGAAACCTGTAATGGTCTCACAAGTTTTATTATTTTTATTAGTAATACTTATAGTTTTAACATTAGTTTACCATATATGAAACTAACTGCCAAAGTACATGAACCATTTTATGAACATAATTCCAAAAAATATATACGAATCGTTATACCCGAGAAAGTTTCAAGTATTATTGAACGTATGCACGCACAAAGACTACATCTTCTCATACATAACAACATCGATGACCCACTTGATGGTCACGTTCTAACAGTTAAAGTTCCATTCAGATATAGGAGAGTTATGTGTAACGTCAAGGGGCGTCCAGTTCAGTCTCTTATAAAGGGGGATGAAATTGAAGTCATTATAGATTTCAAAGGTATTTGGAATGTTGGTAATTATTCAGGCTTCTCTTGGACACTCTCAAGCTCCTCGATAGGTTCGGATGAAGCCTGACCGGCTTCGGCATTAGGGTCATTTGGGAGATCAATGGTTGTAAGACCACCTTTCTTAAACCCCTCAAAGGTATTGAGCATACCTTGGAGTCTAAATACTTCTTGGGTCATTTGTTCAATGTTACTCTGGATCTTCTTAATATTTTCTTCAATATCGACGGTAGGCATCTTATACTCATTTAAAGTTATTCCCCTTTAAATAAGTAATTAATGACAACACTTACCCGAACTGGATACCTTGTCCATGCGGGTCCAATTCAAGAAATTAAAAAAGAACTTACGGTAAGACCTGTTGTCAATGGGGACTACGGGTTTCCTCCACCGCCTTTCAAAGTATTTCGACCAACTAAAAATGGAGTCTGTGTCCCCAGATTCTACGGAACTTCTAAACTTGGGGAACCGAAAGAGGATAAACGTCCGGAACCCGTCCGAATTAAAACCAAATTCGCAGGACAACTCAGAGACGCTACTCATCAAAATGAAGCATTATCAGCCGCAATTAAAGCGGGTCACGGCGTCCTGTCTCTACCATGTGGCTATGGCAAGACAACGGTATCCTTGGCCATAGCATGTAAATTGGGGTACAGGACAATGATCGTCGTTCATAAACAGTTTTTAGCGGATCAATGGCGGGAGCGTATTCAACAATTCTGTCCGGGTGCTACAATTGGTGTCGTACAACAGGATAAAAAAGAAGTCGATTGCGACTTTGTTATTGCAATGCTCCAATCTCTATCACTCAAAGAATACTCTTTTACAGATTTCGAAAGTATTGGAACTTTGATTGTTGATGAAGCCCATCATATTTGTGCTAAAGTATTCAGTCAGAGCCTGTTCAAATTATGCCCTAAACATATTTACGGGTTGTCGGCAACACCCGAGAGGAAAGATGGACTCACTAAAGTACTTCATTGGTTCATGGGCCCCACATTCTTCGCAGTTGAAAGGAAAAATCAGGAACAGGTTGAAGTGTTTCCGATTGTTTTTGATTCCCCAAATTATAAGAATCCACCACCGTCTATGAGAAATGGAAAGATATCGATGCCCAATATGATCACAGAACTTGTTGAAGATCGTCAAAGAAATAGAATGTTAGTAGAGTTGGTGAAAAAAGCATCTGCGGGTACTAGACAACTTTTAGTTCTCAGTGATCGAAGACAACACTGTGAGTTTCTTCATCAATGCTTTCCTAAAACATCGGGACTATACATGGGTGGTATGAAAGAGGCAGCACTTCAAGAATCATCAAAGAAGAAGATCATATTTGCGACATTCAGTCAAGCCCATGAGGGTCTAGACATTCCCACTCTCGATACAGTTATTTTGGCGAGTCCTAAATCAGATATTACCCAAAGTATTGGGCGTATCATGAGAGAAACGAGTGGAAAAAAGAACAACCCACATATATACGATATACATGATCCATGGTCTATTTTCACAGCAATGTATTACAAAAGATCTAAAATCTATAAACATGGTGGTTTCAATATTCGTGGTAAAACGTTGGAAGATAAACCAGACTTCCCTCAGGGAAAGTGTTTGTTTTTATAATCTACACATCTATTAAATGTCTGGTGCATTGGTACAACTTGTTTCTAAAGGTGTACAAGATTCATATATAATAAGTGACGAAGGACATTCGTTTTTTCGTACCAAATTTACTCGTCATACAAATTTTTCTCAAGCTCCCAAATTCATAAAAAATGTAACTTCTACAGATACTTCTATAGTTATTCCAGTCTATGGTGATATTATAAATGGAATTTGGCTTGAGGCTAGTTCAAGAGGTGTGAATATCGCTTCCAAACTATTTTACAATTCCACGATTGATCTTCTTATAGGGGGTCAAAAAGTAGATTCACAACATTATGATTATTTTTCTGATATATGGACAAATTATCTCGCAGATACCTACACTAAATCAAAAGAATTGAACACTAAGGGATCATCGACAAATAATATGTTCCTTCCACTTCACTTTTTCTTTTGTGATCATAAAGCATTTTTACCCCTAATTGCATTACAACATCACCAAGTTGAGATACGTATAACATTTGATGAGACAAATATAGCTACTTTAAGTGAGTCTGAAAAAAGTGCTAAAATATATGGGAATTATATTTACCTTGATAAAGATGAACGAGAAACTTTCACAACGAGAAATATGGATCTTATCATTACACAAGTTCAAAGTTTAAAACAGGACTTGAATGTTCTACAAGGTGGATATAATGTTATAGACATTTCACAATTCAATCACCCTGTTAAATCCCTATTTTGGGGTTACAGTGCATTAAGTGATAATGCATATAATGACAGGTTTACATTCTCGAGTGTAGATTTACAAATCAACGGAACACATCTTCTTGAAAGAATGACTCCTGTTTATTTCCATACCGTACAAAATTATTACAAGTCTCAGTATGGGCGTTCATATTTCACACCAAGTAGTGAATCAACGTATGATACAAGATATTTCACATACCACTTTTGTCTAAATGCTTCGGATTATAATCCATCTGGGACATTAAATTTCAGTCGAATAGATAATGCATCTATTACTCTACATGGTGCCGAAAAGGGTTCTTCTCGACCAGCAAACCAAGAAATTTCTATATATGCGGTTAATTACAATGTTCTGAGAATACGAAACGGTTTATCAGGAATTCTATTTGGTAATTAAATTTAATGAGAGGGAAAACCTCAGTATAGATTTAACATTTACGCCCTGATGGCGTCGGACACAGCTAACGCGATAACTCCGACAATAAAAGCTATCACGATGTAATTTAATTCACTTTCTTCAGTGCCACCCTGTACAACAACCTTGGGTGTATCAATGGGTTCGGGTTTTTTCTTTGGAGGATCCAGTTCCTCCAAAGGATAGTATGCTATCATTTATATATGTTTAGAGATTAATTTCCTTTTTCGTTTTCTTTTGCCTGGTACGTTTGGGTTTCGATGAGGCAACATTTACCTCCTTTACTTCACCACCGGTTGAATCACCGGAGATCGATATGATATCAGAAATATCATCGTCCATGTCAACCAATTGCTCTGTATTTTGGGAAATAGCTGATGTATTCATTGGTGGTGTTGGGGGCATCATAATACCCCCCATAAGGCTGGAGATGTCAATACCAGGCCCCTGCATTTCATACTCACCTGAACCACCGACGGGGGCGTCAGTGGCCGGACCACCCGTTTTACGAGTCGTGTTCTGAACAGCTGACATCATATTCTTTACGAGATCGGGGTTCTGTTTAATAACATCGTTCATATTTGGCATTATCGATTTGAACATACTATTGGTCAAATGAAACATCATCGCTGAACCACCTAACATCATGATCAATTTCACTTCTGGAGCGACATTAATCTTTGATCGGTATTTAACATATAATTCTTCAAAGACGCCGTCATAATCGTCTACATTCTCCATCACGGATTCTGACCAACCCTCAAGTTGAATCTCAAAGGGATTGTACCGCTTATTGAGAAATTCCAGTCCGGTCACACACGCTACAAGCATTCGTCTGGAAAACCGAACTGACTGTTCAACATCTATACTGTAAGTGATACGCTTTACTTCGGTACGGAGTTCGTCGACGTTTGAATAAGCATTCAATCGTTTGTTTACAGCAAATCCCTTCTTTTCCAGGCGTCCTAATTTGTTAATTAGATCCGCCTTTTCTTCATCGATAGAAGAATACCCTTTGGAAGGTTTTTCTTCTTCGTCCTGACCTGGACCTGATCCTGGTCCATAGTCCTCACCGTCATCGAAAAAATTACCATCTTCTTCACCATAATCAATTTCTTCATCTGGAGCCGTAGCGTTTTGGTTCGTCTGTTTATTAGGGTTTACGAAAGCATCCATACTTTCTTGTCGCTCTGATGTTTGTGGTGGTGGATTATAAACATTACGACTTGGTCGGGAAACACGCTGGGGTTTGGGAGCAGAAACTTCAATTTCATCCATGATGGCCTGTTCATCTGCATCCAATTTCATAACACTAGTATGTCCTCGATCGAGTACAATCTCTTCGTCCATCTACTCTTTATACAGAAACTAAAAAAATAATCTTTAACGCGGTTTAAAAAAATGTTGGTTCATTATAAAATGTTTACTCTGAACCGTGTCAACCGTAACGCCATTATGATGATAGTTCTGCTTCTCGTATTTATTTCGGCACTCGGTGCTTTCAGGACAAGCGCGTTTCAAGCTATGCCAATCACAACCAAAACTGTGAGTGACCAATCCATTTTCGATTTACCAGTTGATTTGAAATGTACCGCGGGTTCGGGTAAGACTGGTAGTCCATACTCAAAGGGTTTAACTCCAGGGGGAGTATGTGGTGCCCAAAAACTTGTCTCTGAGCAGGCTGGGTATGATATCACAGGTGGGATTGGTGGATCTTTAATCTAAGTTAATACTATATGGCATTAATTACAGCCCCTACTCAATTGATTCCTGATCTTCAACATGAATATCATACTGTGACTATTGATACTATCGGACAAACAGCTTCCAATGCTTTCACGTGTCATCTTCAAAATCCACTAAAAAATGTTGTCCAGGCTAAACTATTGGCTGCTAACATTAATACGACAGTTGCTACGAAACACTGTTACGTTTCCATAGAGGAACTTGATAGTATTTTCACAGAACGTGCCTCCAATGAACCAAATGGTCAAGCCGCTACAAGTATCGTTCGCAATTCATTTGCGAGTATCATAGGTGACGGTACAGCATCGTTCAATTTCAAAGATAATTATCCCCTTGTGACACAATATGTCAATCCGATCCGTAGCATTGATCGTTTCACTGTAAATATTAGAAACCAAACTGGTGTACCTATTACACCAGCTAGTCCCGCGAAAAATAATTTTTTAGTTATTCGATTCGTGTGTAGAAAACCCAATTTGTAATTTTCTCTCGTTAAAGTAGTATACCATGTCTGCTGGTGTTGTTCAATTGATTGCCATCGGTGCTCAGGATGAATATATTGTGGGTAACCCCGAAATATCTTTCTTTAGTTCAACCTTCAAAAGACATGCTAATTTTTCACAGTCCATCGAAAAACAAACAATCCATGGAGGGGTGAAAAACAATTCTATGTCCAGTATTCAATTTGAAAGAACTGGCGATATGTTAAGCTATGTGTATTTTACACTTGATGACACGACTCAAGCACTTGATGTCCAACGGTGGGACACTATCATTGATAAGGTGGAGTTATATATTGGTGGTTCTCTAGTAGACTCCCAAGACTCCATCTTTACTGAAAAGATTGCTATCGATACATTCGCACAAAATGTATCAAAAAGTGCGAATGGTACACACCCAGGTGTATCTGCACGTTCCTATTTTTACCCCCTCCGGTTCTTTTTCTGTGAAGGGCCACAATGTGCTTTACCTCTCGTTGCATTGAACTATCATAATGTCGAAATCAGGATTCATTGGGCTACAGCAGCATCGAACTATAATGTAGAATGTTTCGCCAATTATTACTACCTTGATAACGAAGAGCGAGGTAATATTGCATCACGAAAACACGATCTTCTCATCACACAAGTTCAAAAAAATATTCCATCCGGAGAATTAATTCAAGATTTAACATTTAATCATCCCGTGAAGTACCTAGCATCTTCAGATACAACCACTGATGGTGCTCTCACCTCACCTACAAATAAAGTAAAATTAAATATAAATGGTCTAGATGTTAGTAATTATAGATGGGGGAAGCCACACTATATAGACGTCATGAATTATTACCATACAAACTTTGTAACATCTCCAGATTTCTTCTTGTATTGCTTCTGTCTTTCTACAAGTTCTCTTCAACCCACGGGAACTCTAAACTTTAGTCGTCTTGCTTCCGCTAAAATCATGAGTGAAAAGATGCTTATTACACACCCCATATACGCAGTCAACTATAACATATTACGTATAGAGAATGGTATGGCAGGCCTTCTTTACGCGAATTAAAATACCAGACTATATTAAATGGTCAAGAATTTGCCGACGGTGGAGAGATCCACTAAAATTAGATTTGGTAAAAACGCTCTAGAGGATCAGGCAGAGAATACCATTGTTTTTAACGCGAGTAATACAGAATTACAAGCTACTCAATCTGGTGCTGTATACCTGACCCCTATTCGTTTTAGAGAAGACTTTTCAGATCCTGAAATTGTACTTTTAATGTATGATAAATCAACGGGTGAAATAACTGAATCTGGATCAAGTGCCTCTACAGCTGTAGAACCCCCTTTCCAATCCGTGTCAGGATTTGGTAACACGACGACTTATACAATGGAATTTAATAACCCAACAACAGCATTAACTGCGGGTGGTAATGTATATATAACTGGTGATCTAGAAGTTTTAGGAAATGTACAAATTAATAATGGAACTATCACAGAAATTAAAACAACAGATTTGGTTGTCGAAGATCGTATAATTGGGATCGCCAACAATAATAATCAATCTGGGTTAGATATTGGTCTGATAATGAATTACCCAGAAAAAAATGTAGCTATCATCCATCATGGGGATGAAACACCTAAACGATTATCAATCGGATATACATTAAATACACATACAGATACGAGTATCACCTCGGATAGTAATGTTTTGACTTTAGATGTTTTAGGTAATTTACAAGTTCAAAATAATATTACTGTAACAGAAACGGGAACATTTGACCATCTTGTAGCAGATTCTATAACAATCAAAACAGATTCATTTCATGTAGATTCTTCAACATCCAATGTTGGTATAGGAACTAGTACACCCGCATTTAATTTAGATGTACATGGTACTTCGAATGTTGGAACACTTACAGCCCTATCTGGTGCATTCACTGGGCCAGTTTCGGGGACCACTGGTACTTTCACGAGTGATGTTATTGGAACCAGTTACACCGGTGGTCCAATCTCGGGAACTACAGGACTCCTGTCAAGTACACTTGAAAGTGGTGCATTCACCGCAACGAGTGCCCAAATAAATGGTATAGTCAATACTACCGGAAACCTAGCCGTTAACACAAACGCTATACTCGTCGATGCCATTAATAAAAGGGTAGGTATAGGGAAAACTCCCACCGCTAATCTAGATGTGCTAGGTAACATCACTTCAAATGGTGCCATTACATCCACCTCAGGACTCTTCACTGGTGATGGTGGAGAACTTTCCAATTTACAAGTCTCTAGTCTATCTGGTGATTACGTTCAATCTATGACCGGTGGTGATGGTATCACTGTCACTGGTGGATCAGGTGAAAGTTCCATTCCGAGCGTTGCAGTCGACCTGAAAGTGAATGGTGGTCTCGTTATTGAAAGCTCCAAGGTTGCCGTCGATCTTGGTGCTTCAGCTATAACCGGAACCCTCGCAGTTGCTGATGGTGGTAGTGGTGTTACAGTTAGTACGGGATCTACAAAAGTCGTATTATCCGACAGTCCTACACTCACTGGAACGTTGACCGCCGCTACTGCTAACTTTAGTGGTGATCTAACTGTGGGTGGAAATGATCTAGTTGTAGACGTTTCTGCTTCTAGTGTAGGTATCGGGACCGCAACACCTGCGTTCAATCTAGATGTTCATGGTACAGCGAATGTTGGTACACTGACTGCTACAACAGGTACTTTTAGTGGGACACTTTCAAGTGCTGGTTTTACCGCAACAACTGGACAGTTTAATGGAACCTTAGCATCCACAAATGATTTTACTGTAGGTGTAGATAAACTAGTCGTAGATGTG